TAAAAAAAACAGTCAAAAAAATAGCGTTTTTTGGCTCTTATATTATTTCGACTTCAAACACCCACGCACGCAAAGCGTACACCGGATTTGCAATAGCGATAGTAGTGTTATCCTTTCATTAATAACAATTAGATACACTTACAGGAAAAGATATGACGAAGGAATATCCTTTTCATGTTAGTGTATCTTATTGTTACGAATGAAAGATATAACGAATAGCGCGGCTATTGTCCTACATATCTATTTCAGTAGAATAATTAGAACTTAGAATGTCAGGATAGTTCACACAGCCAATGTAGAGGGTGTCCCACGCATCGCCACCATCGGTGCGATGTTCGACAGGGTTGTCTGGGTCATCGGGTAGCTTCTCGCCGCCTTTGTCTTTTCCCCAGCCGTTTACATTAACTCTTGTCATTGTTCGTTCCATGCCGATTAACAAATCTTCGTTATTAGGCTGGTTGAAGCGTGGGAATAAGCCTTTAGTAGATTTCAGTGCTTGGTCAATCTCTTTGTGCTTATCGGGGTGTTTCATTGCTGAACCTATGTAGCAGGCTTGGACAAACCAACCGCGTGTGCTTAGTACACGTATAATAGTCTCAGAGAATGTTTCGGTACTATTGCCACTCTTACCTTGTAGGAAGGTTTGGTCGTAATAGAATATAACATCTTTAGAGGGTAATGATGCGTAATAATCTGCAAACTCATTGCATACTTCCGGTAACATCTTGTTATTCTTAACGAAAAAAGATTTGATAGTTTTTAATTCCGATTTGTCATAATTAGGTTGCCCTACTACTAACCAGTTAATATTGATGTTTGTGTCGAATGCTATGCGTAAGGGCTTGGCTTTATCTATATCCGTATCTTGAGAGCAGTCGAATGTAGCTTTAGCGGCGGCTGAGTAATCTATACTTCCGTCGAGCTTTCGGTACTTATAAAAGTAATCGTTGTTAAAAGCAGTGTAATAGTGTAGTTTGTCATTCAAAGCACCATAAAAGCCGCCTTGAGATTGCTTTAATCGTTCCGATAATAAAGCAGTTAGTAATACGAAGGGGTTCAAATCTCTAATCATATTGTTTACATATTGCTCACCGATAACCTCTAAGTTGTCGAGAATATTGTAAACGACAAATAAAGAAGCTTTTGAACGATAAAAACTTAGCTCTTCTCTTAATTGATTGAGCTTATTCTTAAAGAAGTAAGAGCCACTGTCGCGGCTTTTGAGTTCGTATAATTCAATAACAAGATGCTCAATTAATTTAATTAATTCAACGTCCATCTTTTCTTCATCTTTGAGAATCCAAAGCCCTTGTTTAGAGGTTGGCATATCAGAAACTATTGTTTTTCCAAGATGCCAAGGGCAGTCGCGATAATACACCAAACCGGATACGGCAGGTATTGTTTCGTTTTGAAGCTTATCAAAATTAATTGTTTTTGCTTCGTCCACAATGTAATAATCTAAAGTAAGGGAGTTTGAGGAATAACTAACATCTTGACTAATAATAGGATTAACGCTTCCGTTGTACCAATGAATGAAATTGTCCCAATCTCTAGGCTTGATGTGTGGCTCTTTGAAATAGGCATTTGCAGGAGCTTTTCGACCTACGTAATAGTGAATATTCTCTTGATAACCAAGCCTATTAAAGGCGTGAAAAGTTGCGGGGAGTGTTCTGGTGAGTGCTTGCTTAAATGTAGCAGCAACAATCGCACCGCTGGAGCGTGGCATTGCTTGCAAATTGCGAAGCAAGGTAGGCATGATAATGCCTTCCGATTTGCCAAAACGCCTACTTGCAATAACTGTCAAGTCTCTTACTGCAAGAAACATAACATATTGCTGAGCTTTGTTGAAATAAACTTTCTTAGCTGTCGAACTCATCTTTTGCTTCTTCTTGAATATCTTCGATTACGTGTGTAGAATTGAAATTTGCTCTAATTCTATCAAACTTCTTTTCGAGCTTTTCTCGAACTTTTTCGATGTCTTGGATTGGTTTCAATCCTAATACCGTTGGGTCGAAACTAGGCTCAAAATTGAATGGGACAATGTCTTCATATTTTGGGCGTTCTACGTCCTCTTTATCGGTTAGATTGTGCTTACCGATGACACTTGTAGCGAATGAAATACCGTAGGCATCGTTTTTTTCAAGCGCAATGGCTAGTGCTTTTTTATTCATTTCGGTAATGAAATAGCGAAGAAATGTTTTTTGAGGATTGCCTTTGGGGTTGATCTCGAAAGCAATCATTCGCTCGCAAAGCATAATATCACGAGCTACTTGGGCATAAGTGAGTGTTGGGTATTGCTTCTTAACTTTCAAAAACACTTTGTAATCGGTAAGGTGCAAGTTTTTCAGCTTAATTTTCATCACTAGCAAAACCCTATCTTTGTATTCTTGCTCTAGTGGAGTCAAAAATTCAAAGTTGGGGTCGCTAATGTTTTTCATTATTTTTTCAAAAAGTGGCTCTCTCATAACGAATTATTTATTTTCGTTTTTTCTAATAATTTAGCAGCTTCAACCTGTGCGGCTGGGCTTCCTGCTATTGCCATTTCGATGATTCCGCTTCTGATTTCAAGCTCTTTAGCTAACAATGCTTTATGATAAGCGTTGTAAACTTCGGAGTCTTCATTTTCCATTTCTTCCATGAAATCATCAAAATCTACGGCTAAATACTTAGCCGTTTCTTTTATCGAAAAAAAGTTTTCAGCACATTTCTTTATTTCTTCTAATAGTAATAGATTAACTATCATAAAATTATAGCTTTTGAAAATAAATATTCAAATTCTTGTTTGTAAATATCAAAATCAGCTCTTGAAGTGAAAATCACACCGCATTCGTGAGCTGGGTTAATTGTTGCGTTTGCTGATTGATTCACTACAATAGAGTAGTTTTCATTTTCAATCAAAATAAGTTTTGTATGATTGTGCAAAAGACTTATTTTGGTTTGCATATTTTGTGCAAATAGTAACAAACTTAGCTTATTGCGCTTAATTGCACTATTTAAAATAAATTCAAAATCTGTTATAAAACATTCTTTGCGTGCTTTTACAAATGTTTGTATCGTCAAATCAGACACCGAAAATGAGCTTAAACTTACTTTTGCTCTGCCCGTTTGCGAGAGCAAATACAAAAGCAATTCGTGCATCGACCAACGCCCATGCGTGAAAAAATGTTTGTATTGAAAATCTGAAATGTTTCCGATTTCAGATTTCAACAAATCGTATTTTCTGAATTTGAACAAATTAGAACTCATCTATAATCAACCAATTATCAGTTTTAAGCTTTTGAATATCTACCATTTGCACTGCAATATCTTCACGCTCTTCGTCGGTAGTAGCTTTTTGTAGTGCAGCGTGAAGGCTTTTGAGCAAACTCTCATGCTTGCTATTTTCAAGCAACAAAGCCCTTTTCTTAGTGAAAAGAGCTTCGTCTGAAAAGAAATAAGCACGCTCAACATAGTCCAGTTCGTTCCAATTGCGTGCTAATAACTTAGTTGTTAGCTCTTTTCTTCTAGCAAGTTGTTTCCTTTTTTTTAGAAGTATCAGCTTCCGGTTCCCCTTCTTCTTCATCTTCTTTAGTATCTTGGTTTTCGGGCTTTACAGGTTCATCCGCTTTTTCTTTGCCTTGCTTTGTTTTCGCTACTTCTTTGTTTTCAATGTCTGTAAGCTTTACAGGAAAAGCCGAAGCTCCTTTAACTGTAGGATTTTCTCTTTCTTGCTTTTGTGATTCTACTCTGTAAACCTGTTCTAACTCACTCTTTAAGAGCGAAGTCATTTCTAGATTTTCTTCGTAAAATTTCAAGGCATTATGCGAAGGTCTGTAAAATTTTAACATTTTTACACCCGCCTCGTGGTTTGAATTGTTAGATTCTAACCATTTATTCAATATTTGTAATTCTTTCATATAGAAAATTTATTTAAAAGATAAAAAAAACCGAACGTATTGCTACGTCCGGGAAAACAAGAAATATGAAAATTGAATGTTAAACGCCTACAAATTCATCAATTAAGAAGCCTGCCGTTGCTTTCTTAATTCTAATCCAATCACCGGTTGAGTTAAGCGTAGCAGAACCACCAAGCGCATCTGTGTATGCAAGTGAACCGGTGCTCAAAGCATCGTACTCAACTACAAACATACTACCCAAAGTAGCATTGTTGATAGTAGTCAATGTCTTAGCTGCTGTATTTGCGCCAACTACAAATCGGTCGCCAACTGCCAAATCAATAGTAACAGCATCAACCGCTAGGCGGATAGGTGAGTTTACTACATTCTCAGCAGTTACAATAGAACCTTCGTAAACGAAAGCAGGATAGATGCTTGAAGCTTCTACGGTGTAGGTAATTCCCTTTTGATCGGCAAAAGCTTTACCTGAATTTTCGGCAGGTTTCAAGCGAGCAGGTAAATCGGGAGTGCCGATAACTCTGTACTGACCACCACCGCTAAACTCTTTCAAAATGATAATAACATCAGCAGTTTTGAATAAAGCAGCCATTCCAAGTGCTTTTTTGTTCGTATGCGGATAAAAGAAAGTAGCAGTTATTTTAAAGAACTCGCCATCGCGTGGACCATCAACCTCACTCATTAACTCGCCTAATTCTTGCGTACTGTAAAGCTTTGTAAAGTACTTACCTGCTTTGGGAACAAAATTCCCTATCAGTGTAACCAAATCTTCGGGGTTTACAGGTGCACCGCTTGTAGTAGGAGTTGTTTGTAAGTCCGAGACTCGGATTACATAAGCTATTGTGCTGATACCTGCCATGTTTGGCGTTTCTTCGTCATGCTCAAGTGATACGAACGGAATAACAGCCGCGTAAGTGAACCCGCCGACTATTGCAAAGTCGAGAATGTTATTGAACAAAGATATGCCTACTATGGCAAAGGCAATCAATAACAATAAATTCCCGATATATTTTATTTTTTGTGAATATTTCATTTTTTATAGAATTGAAAAATTAATGACTATGAAAATAAGCGGAAGCCAATAGCTCCCGCTTTATTCAATTAGTTTGACTAATAGTCGCCTGCAATAGTAACTGCTGCACCGGCTTGCTCATTGGTAATGAAAACCTTTTTGTGGAAAGAACGGATTCTAGTTCCAAAATCGGCTTGTATCCAAAATTGAACTAAATTTGGATCCTCGAAAGGATAACGCACTTGCACAAATTCGGCATCGCTCATGGTGTCCATTCCAAAGTCGAAGTTTCCTTCGGCAGTCAAAATAACACGTCCGCCACCAATTACGCTGCTTCTTTTCAATAAGCACAAACCATTTGAACCACTCAATACAGTACGTCCAAATTCGTCGTAATTGGGTTTCGATTTGTATTTTTCAAAGTAAGCGTCATCGTAAGCATCGCCAATGGCAAAAGGTACCATGAAAATACTTTTTTGAGTACGCAAATTCACGTCGCTAGCGCGGTACATCGCCAAAAGTTTGTCGAATACATTTGTAGCTACAACGCTATTGTTCAAAGCACCGGTAGTAAACAAGTTGCCTTTGCCTGCTGCAATAGCTCCACCTGTTATTGCTGCGGTTATGATTTTATTGTAACCATCAAACAAACCTTGAGAAGTTTGGTCGGCAAGGTCGAAAGTTGCGGAAAACAAAGCACTTAACACTTCTTCGCCAAATGTTTTTACAATTGTGGCAATCATTGTTTTTTCCCAAGGGTGCTTTTTGCTTTGGTTTTTACCCAAAAGTACATCGGGACCTACCAAGGTAGATTTGTAATTTTGGATTGAATCCTTTACGCTAGCATAAGCTTTGC